GCGTATAGGGTGCCCTTAGGAGCAGCGTAGTCTGATACGAACTTGATTGGCTTGCCCAATGCGTCGAATGAGAATGCTCGCTGTCCACCGGTCAGAGTTGCACCGTTGGTGAACTGACGTAGACCCTGCAGCAGGTTCCAGTAAGCGTTGAAAACGCCTGGGCTTGCTAGCATTACGTCAACGTCGCCACCCTGCTTGTCAACGCTCTGTACGAGGTTGATGAGGGCTAGCTCAGTCAAAGTACCTGGAACTCCGACAGTTCCAAGAGTCTTCTTGGTTGCCTTCCATACTGGGTACTCAGCTGGGTCGATCTCGTGCAGTTCGGTTGCGTCGTCAACAATAGCTGCCAGACCTGTCCACTCCTTGCCGAAGTTGTTTACTCCGTTTGAGGAACGAACTAGAACGTCGTTTGCGCTGATGTTGGTGTTGAAGGTTCCGAGTACACCAGAGTTTACAGTGATGACCTTGGTGTCTTCGTTGATCGCAAGAATCTCGATCGAGGAAGCGGCACCTGACTGCTGCTTGACACCAGTAGTTGGGTCAACAACGTCAATGGTCATACCGACCTGTAGCCAGTGAACTGAGTCTACGGTTAGGGTAGTTGCTGAAGGCTGAGCCGTTACAACTGCAAGCTTTCCGGATCCGTCGCCGTAAACCTGACGGTTTAGGTCAACAGATAGGTCACGCTTTAGACCGGTGATTTCCATGTCTACAACGTTGATGAATGCCTGGTAGTCCTCTGCAGCCTGCTCGAATAGCTGGCCATCTACCTCGATTGCACCGTAAAGGTTGGTCAAGTATAGGTGAGCCTGCTTGTACTTCTGAGCACCAGCAGTAGGTAGCTTCTCACGAACGCCACGTGCACCAATACCTTGGTTACGTCCGATGTGAGTGTCGAAGATGACCTCTTTACCGTTGCGGGTGATGTTAGCGGATGAAGACTCAATCAGCTGTAGCGCAGGGTTCTTGTCCCTTAGCTGCTCGTGAAGGTCGCCATATACCAACTTAATCGCTTCGGAGGCAAAGGTCAGAATTGATTGTCCTGCCATGAGTTTTTAACTCCTGATTAAAAGATTGGATTATTGGATCGTCCGGAGCCCTGACTGCCTTGAGCAGCTGTACTTGACGTACTCGATTTTACCATAGAAACAGCAATGCCCCGGGCATTTACCCGGGGCTTGCTAGTTTAATTACTACTGAGCCCTTAGCTGAGCTTGGAACATCTGCTCTAGCATTTGGCGCTTGCCTTTTTCATCCTTAGGAACTGAAAGTCTTTCAGCTGGAATGCCAGCGCCGCCACTGCTGCCGGCGACAATCGGGGCCTCTTCTCTAGGAAGATCGGTGCGAAGCTGGTACTTAATTCCAGTAATTTCAGCCAATTCACGAGCCGCAGTATATACAGTCGCATCTTCACCACGCTCAAGCTGTACTTCCATTAGCCTTAGGATCTTGTCCATTGTGGCATCTGGAATGTTGTACTTGCTGGTAATTTCCTGAATTTCAGACTCAAGGGCCTTAGTTTCTTCGGCTACCTGCTTCTCGTATTCGATGCTTTCTAGCATTTCCTGCTGCTGCTGTAGCAAAGCATCCCTACGCTCAAATTCCTTCTTAATAGCTGGATCGATCTCGTAATCGTCAAGATCCACCTTTTCGCCATCTTCAGCGTCATCTGCTGCACGGTCAGCTTCGGCCGCCTGCTCGATAAGGCCCTGGTTGCGTAGGTGATCTGCCAAGTTGCGGTAAAGGGCAACTGGGTCATTTACTGCTACGTCAGCGAGCTTTAGGCTGTCACGGAGAACGTTTGGGTCATACTCCATGAACTCCTTGAATGGAGTGTACTTCTCAAGCTGCTGCTGGAAATACTTGTCTTGCTCTTGCAGGTGGGGAATAACCTTGTTGTGCCACGCTTCTGGAAGCTCGGCCAATAATTTTTCGTAAGCAGGGTGAACCTTTGATTCTTCTGTAGCAGGTGCCTGTGGTGCTTCTGGGGCCTCAACCGCAGGAGCTTCACTAACTTGTGGCTCCTCGACGGGTAGGCTGTTTTCGTTTTCGGACATTGTCGTCTCCTATCCTAATTGTTCTTCGGTCATCCCAGACTGGAGAGGAGCCTCGACGGCACCTGCCTGGGAAGTCTGTGGTGCAGCAATCTGCTGCATTTGTAGTTGCGCCATCTGAGCCTCTGCCAAAGTTTGCTCGTGTAGGGCGATGTGCTTCTGGAACTCTGCCCTGACAACTTCTGGTAGAAGCTGGAAGGCCTGAGACTTGCGGAAGCGGTTGTGTACTTCGATGTGTACTGCGTGGTTGTCCCATGAGTTTACAGACACCATCGGAGGGACCTGCAAAGGTCTGCCGGTGTTGGGGTCGACCTTGTCTTGGTCGCCTAGTGCAGCCCCTTCGTTCCAAGCTGCTTCTAGCTCCTGAAGCATCTCTTCTGTAATCCTCTTCATCATCAAGTTTTCTCGCTGAGCTGCGTTTTCGTCGATCTTGATTGTGTTGTAGTACTGCTTGAGCATGCCCATCTCGAGAACTCGCAAGCCATCCTCTGGAGGAATGAAGCCCATCTTCATCCATTCGGTGACTAAGGCTTGACGTGCAGCCTTGCTGGTAGGCAGTGCTGAGCCAGACTCGACACGGATGTCGGTTCCAGATGCAATATCTGCGCCAGAAAGCATCATGGCGTCAAATGATCCGTCGGCACCAGTAATCTTTACCATTCTGGCTTCTTCTACGTACTGAACAAACAGGCTTAGAGATTGGCGAGCAACCTTTTCAACTGCAGCCTCAATGCTGTGGAAGACAGTCACCAAGTAAGCATCGTCACGCTCTCCCAAGTAAGCAAGGGCAGTTGCAGCTGTTACGCCACCGCCTTCGCCTCGAGAGATTTGGTGCTGACCCGAAAGATCTTCGAAGTCAACTTGTAGCTGCTGAACTTCCTGAATTACGTAGCTGGGCAGTGGCTGAATGGGTACGGGGGTTGGCTTTGAGAAACCTGGGCGAACTGGGATCCAGATACCAGCACGTGCTGTGATTTTACGTGGGTCAACTGAGCCCTCGTCGTACATCATCTGAGGCTTTGCCATCAGGTTCTTTGCGTGGATAATCTGTGAGCGGGTTCTGTTGTATTCACGCTGCAATGGAATCAAGTTCTTGATTACAGAGCGACGGTAAAACTTTCCATTCGAAATACCTTGCAGGTGAGCAAATGGGAACTGACCGTGGTGGTAAGGAATGCCGGTGTCTGAATACTGAACGATTTCGGTGTCAACAATGGTAACAAGTCCACCATTAGGTAGCCACTTGTTTGCACCAGGCTTGACCCACATCTCGATCATTAGAACGGCATCAGGCTTAGCATTATCGATACCACGAAGATCCATAAGAGAAGCGTCTTGAATTTCACTTGCTGCCACCTTGCTTGGTTTGAAGTCTTTTGGAAGAACAGCGCCAAACATTTGGCGAACCCATTCTTCTGATTTGGTGTAAACATTTAGCACGTATGGCTGGCGCTCAATGTCTTCCTCTGAAAGGTCTGGCACGTATAGATGAAATGGTGATACAACATCCTGAACAACGTCACCGACGTGAGAGAGTCTGCGCTCAGTGCGAGGCTCGCCAGTTAGTGGGTCGATTGTTTTTACCGACTCATAAACTTTTTTACTTGCATCCCAATAAGTTTTGATAAAACCGTTGCCAGTGATTGCTCGCCAGAACTCTGCTTTCTGAAGGATGTCAGTCTGGAATTTGTTGTTGTCGTAAATGGACTCCCAAACCTGCTCGCCGGCAGTGGCAGATAGCAGGTCATCCTCATCGTTAGATGCAGGAACAACAGTTGCCGATGGCTTCTGAGCAGTTGTCTTTGCGATTTCTGTACGAATAACTGGCTCGATGCGATTGACGGTGATACGTGGGAGGTTGGCTGGGTTTGGCTCTTCGACTAGGCCCTGCTTACCAGATACAGTTCGCCAGTCGTGATACTGATATCCGTTGTAAAAAGCAAGCTGTAGGTACCAGTCATTTTCTTCAGTTTTGCGGGCGCTCTTGCACTTATCGTACTCAGATCGCACCCAGGCGACTAGCTTCTTGGACTGGTCCTGCTTCTTAAATTTCTTAAGGATTTCATTATCAACAAGCTCGCCGGCCTGTTCTGCCTTTGGAATCTTCTCGTAAGAGTCGTTTAGCTCCTGTGCGAGCTGATCGTCGATACTATTCGTCGCCATCGCTTAAATCCATATCTTTCCAGAGCCTGTCTTGCTGTGCTTGATATTGCAAAAGGAGCTCATATTCTTCACCTGCTACGTAAGGTCCATTATACCCAGCATTTTCAACAGGTGCCGGTGTGGCTGCCTGAATCATTTGGTAGGCTATTGGGTCTTTACTCGCTAGCAGGTTCAGAGCTTGGCTTAGTGCTTTTGCTCTTTCCTTGTCCTGCCTTAGCTGTAGCTCCATTGTCTGCTTCAGCGCTTCCAGCGTCGGCTTTATTACCTTTAGCGCTAGGAACAGCACCGTCGCTAGCGATGCCAGCCAAAGCAGTGACGAAATCAGTAAGAGTGTTGTTGACATTAGCTGATAGCTCCTTTAGTAGTTGTGGTGCTGCCTCAAGCTGAGCTGCCTGCTTGGCGATAATTTCAGCTTGTTCGGTTACGACTCTTTCGTGCTGATCTTTGGAAACAAAGCCAGCGTAGTTAGCTAACTCAATTAGCACCCGATCGGCCAGCAAAACTGGCACGGGGCTACCTTGAATTACCATTGACCCGACTTCCCAAAGATTGGTAATCTGGCCAGAGAAAACGCACTGCCCGGGGAACGGTGCGCCGTTTTCATAAAATCTGAATGTTACGTCGAAGTTGCTCATCTCAACCTTCCAGGTTTCCTACGGAGCCGGGATTAGTCCAACCACCCCAAGAATCGCTGTCGTCGTATTCTGACAGTGGGGTTACGGGTGAAAACCTTTCAGCAAATGCGCTATGGAACGCACTTCGAGTGTCTCTGCCCGAAAGCTGTTCTGGCGTCAGATCATCCATGAAAGTCATGGCGTATTTCAAAGCGTCATAACAGTGGTTATCCTTGTCTCGGATATCCTCTTGTTTATTGTTTTGCTCTGCTACTTTAGCAGATGCCCAGCGCTTCCACTTCAATTTTGGCAATTCCGCAATCAAATGTGGGCACTCATCCGTAATCATTAACCAAGGCTTTTTGGTCTTTGGGTTCATACGAAGGTACTGCTGGATCCTCTGCAGACCTATCCTACGGTCTTTAGGAATGGAATCTACGGAGATGTAAATGCCGTGTTTCTGGTATTCCTGCAGAATGCTAGTCCCGGTGTGCTCCTTGGTTTGCTTTATTGCAGGGTCTCCCGTGGTAAGCCAAACCTCACAGCCATATTCGGACTCAATCTCTTTAGTAATTTGGTTAACAATCTTGGCATGCTCTTCGACTGTTTTCTTAGCTGCATAATGTTCTCTAAAAACTGTAATCGTGCCATTGGGGCTAATGGCAAGCCACAGCCAAACCGTTGGATTGGTAAAACCAGAGTCCATCGTCCGAATGATCCTGTCCTCAGCTGAGGGGACAAACTCTCCTTTAGGGATGCAATGTGTGAGTGGCTAGAAATCCGGAAAAACCGACCCTCCGAGATGCACGTATTGGCCCTTGGCTCGAACCGCTCTTTCTTCGGGTGGTAGCATTTCAAGGAATCGCTCGATGGCCTCTTTACTGAGTGAGGGGTTATCAGTGATTTGGGCTTCGACAATTCCAATGTCCTTTAATCCTTCCTTGGCTGGCTGATAAATTTCGTCGTAAATCCATTCCATACCCTCAACCGGGGTCTGGCTCATCCACCAAACACCGCCGGTATCGACCAGACGGGCTAAACATTCCTTAAATATGGACTGCGGGCACTCTTCGTCAAAGTGGATGAAGTGCCTAGATGATCCGGCAAACTTGTCTAGGTCCTGGTCCTGGGACATGAACTCCACAAAAGAGCCGTTGCTCAAGGTGAGCACGTGGCGCTCTTTGGAATAGCTCTGCTCCCAGCTGCCGTTAATTAGGTAGGATTTGGGTAGCCACTGCTTGTAGAGCGGCAGGATAATCTTGTCCACTCCGTTGAGAAAGTCAACGGCTACAACTCGTCCTCGAACGGGCGTATCTGGGGTACGTCTATAAGGATGCGTACCGGTGAGCCACCAAATTGCCTCAATAGTACTTCCAAGGCTCTTTCCTGATCTGTTCCCGCCGATGTAGAGACGATCATGGTGATGATCTCTGTGGAAGAGGAGCTGCTTATCGGATGGCTGATAGTCATACAAATTAGGGACTCTGGCCGCCTCCCCGAGGCCTTCGCCAAGCTCAAGGAGAATCGAGGAAAGATCATAAGACTCCTTAGCCACGGATCAACTTCACCAACTCAGAAAGAGTAAGTCTAATAAATGCATCATTTTCTACCTCGCCAGCCCCGGCTAAAAAGGCAGTATCCCCAAGGTTGCCAAAAGCCCACCACTCACCTGCACGTGGATAGCCAACGCCTGCTCGCTGAGTAACTAGGAATCCGAAGGCTGCGCCAGCATTTTCCATTTCAGTTTCAGCCTCGCCATACCACTTCTTCATCTGTTCATAAGAGGCCTCTTTGGCGGCCTTGCCACCCTTAATCTCGAAGACAATGAGCCCGTGCTTAGGATCCCTTAGCCAGACGTCGCCTTCGTCATCGGAACCTTTTAGAACGTTACGGTGGGCCTCGAGCTCGGAATAGCCCGCAGATAGGAGATAATTACGTACAGCTGTTTCAGCTCTGGTACCAATAGATTTAGATTTACTCAAGGGCCGTCTCCTTTATAGATAGAATATTAGCATGAAAATCAGACCGGTAGAACAGACCTCTTACGATGAAGTAAAAAGGCTACACAATAACTCTGATATCGATGAGTCCCCAAGGGCTCAGCACCACACGCTAGGAATCCTGCCCAACCAAGCCTCACCTGGCGACCACATCCACGACGGTAGAACCTCTAGGAAGTTAGTATCTACTGACCTTGAAACCGTTCAGGTTGATTTTATCCCCGGTGGCGGTACTCTAGGCGGCACTCAGCCCACATTTAGCGGGCCACCAATGTTTTCTGGCACCTATACAAAGATCGGCAGCCTGGTCAATTTTGCGATCGACGTAGAGTTTGACAATATCACCAACTTTGGCACTGGCCAGTACTACATGGATTTACCATTCACATCCAAGAGGAACTACCTTTTTTCAGACGGCTGCCTGCATGACATATCCACTGGAGATGAATACGCCATTTTGGGGCACATTCTGGCTGGATCAAATAGAATGACGCTTCTTTCCACGGCATCGAATGGCCGGCAAGTTTTCTTTGAGCACAACGTGCCTGTCACCCTTAGTACCGCAGACAATTTTCATATTGGCGGTACATACCAGATTTCCGAGTAGATAGTGTAGAATAAGGCTCATGCCAGCTCAAACCGTTATTCGTCTCCGTAGGGGCACTGCAGCGCAGTGGGCCTCAGCAAATCCAGTTCTCGCCTCGGGTGAGATGGGCATAGAGACCGATACCCGCAGATCGAAAATTGGTGACGGCACTAGCACTTGGTCTGCCTTGGGCTATACCGTTGGAGACTCCTCTGGTATAGGTACAGTTGAATGGACTTCGGTTCTAAACAAACCGACTACATTCCCGCCTTCAGCACACACTCACGTCAAGACGGATATCACAGACTTTGCTCACACGCATCTTTTGGCAGATATCACAGATTACGTGGACCCCACAATCTACATTGATGGCGGGGCAGCGAATACCGTCTATGCTGCCTATGCTAATATAAATGGCGGAAATGCAGGGAGCTTTTAATGGCATCACAGATTCAGCTTAGGCGGGATACCGCAGCTAACTGGACCAGCGCTAACACCGTTCTGGCACAGGGTGAAGTTGGTATAGAAACCGATACCCTTAAGGCTAAGATCGGTAACGGTTCAACCGCTTGGAACTCGCTGGCCTACTTTGGCGTTGTTACTACGCTAGATGCTATCGGCGATGTCACGATCACAGATGCCGCAAGCGGGCAGGTTCTACAATGGAACGGAACCGCTTGGGTAAACGCAACCCTCGATGCCCTACCAAGCCAAACGGGAAATGACGGAAAGTACCTAACTACTAACGGAACTACCGCTTCATGGGCTACAATTACTACAGATCCAACGCCAAGCGTATTTCTTTTGATGGGAGCTTAAATTGGCAACTACTTACAAGGTTCTAGCACAGAGTGCGCCAAGCGCAACTACTGCTACTGACATTTACACTGTGCCTAGTGCAACTCAGGCAGTTGTCTCCACGATCGTAGTTGCTAACCGTGCTGCCAGTGCTGCCACCTACCGCATTGCGATCAGACCAAATGGTGCAAGCTTGGCTAACCAGCACTACATTGCTTACGATGTAACCGTTGGTGCATCGGACTCTACTACAATTACACTAGGCATCACAATCGATGCTGCAGACGTAGTGACCGTATACGCATCCACTGCAAATCTAAGCTTCAACGTATTCGGTTCTGAAATAGCCTAAGGAGCGATAATGGCGGTCAAAAGCCTTGCTCGCTCTGGTCTAGTTACTTACGACAAATACTCGTCTATGCTGGCGGGCAATGCTGCGTATGTGCCCCCAGGTACTTATGAGCATTTAGAGACAGTTCTTCTAACTGGCAATCAAGCAACTATTACTTTTTCTAACCTGAATTCATCTTATGGAAGCACCTATCAGCATTTACAGCTGAGGGTTGTTGCAAGAACAAACAGGTCTGGTCAGGTAGCAGACTTGGGAACATTTTTCTTCAATGGCGATGAGACACTTGCTGGCGGTAATTACAACAGCCATGGTTTAGCGGGTAGCGGCTCGGTCGTTAGTAGCTTCTACGATGCTGTTCCTTATATCAGTTATTACGCTGCTAATAATGCAACTGCAAACAAATTCACAGCCTTTATTATGGACATACTCGACCCCTTCGAGACAACAAAATTCACCACTACGAGAATGTTCTTAGGTCAGGGTGAGAGCGATAGACAGGTTGCTCTTGAAAGCGGATTATGGAGAAATACAGCAGCCTTGACTTCACTTAAGCTTGATGTCATTGGTGACTTCGTTATTGGCTCTCGCTTCTCCCTATATGGAATGAGGTCTAGCTAATGCCTACTGCTACTTATATTGCTTTGGCTAATTTGACATTATCTGCAAACGCAGGAACAGTCACATTCTCAAACATCCCAAATACATATCGAGATTTAGTTGCCGTCATAAATATAGTTGGTCTAACTGGTAGCCCTACCGCAAGGGGTGGTTACATGACACTCAATGGCTCTAATGGAAGTTCAGTTTTTATGGATAGCGGTGGCCCAACCTCTAGCACTACAGATTTAGTTGTGCCGTTTTCAAATAATCACGCTGTGTTTACTGTAAACATTATGGATTATTCAGCAACCGATAAACACAAAACTGTTCTTACTAGAGCTAGCACTGCTGCTTCTTCTGTTTGGGCTATCGCTGGTCGTGTAGCAACAACAAGTGCCATTACTTCTGTTGCATTTATTGGCCCAGATGATGCATCAGACCAATTTCTTAGCGGTTCAACCTTTGCCCTTTACGGAATAGTGAGCTAGACATGAGTGCTTGGACAGTTATTGCACATACCGAGGTTGGTTCGGGTGGGGCTACAAACATTCAATTTGGCTCAATAAGCGGTAGCTTTACAGACTTGGCAATATTGCTTTCTGTTCGAGGCAATCAAGCCAATATTTGGGATTGGCTTACTATTGCATTTAACGGGAACGCTGCTAATTATTCAAGCAGAAGACTGTATGGAACCGGAAGTGCAGTTTCGGCTAATACTCAAGGCGTTTCCTCATACATAGAGAATGGTTTGATCAATGGCAACACCTCAACAGCAAACACTTTTGCTAATGTTTTGATTTACATTCCAAATTATTCAGGTTCTGCCAATAAATTGGTTACCATAGATAGCGTTAGCGAAAACAACGCAACAGAAGCTTATGCTCTTATTGGTGCTGCCTTATGGTCAAATACTGCAGCAATTACAACTGTGACCTTAGATTCGTCTGCTGGTGGAACTTGGCAGCAATACAGCTCCGCAACCCTCTACGGCATTACCAAGGGTTCAAGCGGTGGAGTTACGGTAAGCTAGGACATCATGGCAGTTAGGTCTCTAAAGAAAAGTAGCCTGTTAGATAACAGGTGGTATCAGAGCATGCTGGTTGGTAATGAGGCGTATCGGATCATTGGCGCTTATGAACTTTTGGACACGGTTTCAGTAAGCTCAAGCGGTCAAGTTTCTGTTACCTTTTCCAATTTAAATACATCCTATGGAAGTACTTATCAGCACTTGCAACTTCGCATGACTCATAGAGCTAGCGGCGGGACCAGAAGTGACAATGTCTACTTACAATTAAATTCAAGCACAACTGGCTATGATTACCATTACTTATACAGTACAGGAACAGCTACCTCAGCCGGCGGCAGCATAAATCAAACAAATATGATCGTCGGAAGATTGACGGGAAGCACAAGTGGGGCAGGTATTTTTGGTGCTTCGGTGGTAAATATTCTTAATCCTTTTGAAACAACTACAAATAAATCAATCAGATCTTTGACTACAGCAAATGATGGAACTGATAATACAATTTGGTTATTTAGCGGTCAATGGAGAAATACCGGTGCGCTAACAACTCTTACTCTGACCAGCGGCGCTACTGATTTTGTTCAATATTCAACTTTTAGCCTGTATGGAATGAGGTCTAGCTAATGCCTACCGCTACATATATCGCCTTAGCTAATCTAACGCTAACTGGAACTGATTCATCTATTATTTTTAATTCAATCCCAAATACATATCGACATTTAGTTGTCATTACAAATACTGATAATACGGCTCAAGCAGACTATTATATTCGATTCAATGGCGATACGGGCAATAATTACAACCGAGTAACTGCGCAAGCAACTGGTTCTGTAGTTTCCTATAATTCTTCAACAAATGCTGCCTTTATGAGATTGAACGGAAATGGTGATTTAGCAACCGACTTTTCACACAATGCAATAATTGAAATTTTTGATTATGCCGTTACGGATAAGCAAAAAATTGTTATATCGAGAACTAACTCTACTTTTGGCGTTGACATGACTGGTGGTAGATGGGCAAGCACAAATCCAATTACCTCAATAACTATTTACCCCTCAACTGGTAGTTTTGAGATCGGTTCAACCTTCGCCCTTTACGGAATAGTGAGCTAGATATGAGTGCTTGGACAGTTATTGCACATGCTGAAGTTGGTAGTGTTAGTTCTGTAATTGAATTTTCCAGCATCCCGAATACCTATACTGATTTATTTATTCAATTTACAGGTAGAGAAGAAACACCATTTTTAGCGCTCAGATTTAACGGAAGCGCTTCAGGTAGGACCACGAAAGTCCTTAATGGCGGAGGGACTAGCGTTGGTACATTCGCTAGAAGCGATACTTATGTAGGAAGCAATTTAGCTTCAATAAATAATGGATTTTCCGCTAATAGTTTTTCTAATGTGGGAATTTATATTCCAAATTATGCCTCAACAACAAGCCCCAAAAGTTTTTCTATTGAAGGCACGGCAGATAACAACAGCACCACGACTAATTTCCTAAATATTGTTTCTGGGTTTTGGAATAATAATTCAGCAATTACATCAGTTACATTGGCTGCATGGAACTCTGGTGACGCACAAAATCCCCTTGTTCAATACAGTTCCGCAACTTTATACGGCATAACAAAAGGATCTTCCGGCGGCGTCACAGTCAGCTAGGATGATATAGTAAATATCAAGACAAGATAAGGAAAAGACATGTCAGATAGACCCACTAAGCTCGTGGTTGACTGCTCGCTACCAGAGGGTCATCCCGACAAGGTTCAAATTATCCCTCTTACAGACGAGGAGATCGCAGAGCGTGAGGCTCAGGCCATTCAGGCTGCAGAAGAGCAGGCTGCCCGTGAGGCAGAGGCTGCTGCAAAGGAGGCCCTAAAGGCTTCTGCCAAGGCCAAGCTAGTAGCAGGCGAGCCTCTGACGGCTGAAGAAGCAGCGCTTTTAGTTTCTTAGTCCCCCAAAATAGGGATAATATCAATCTGCTATGTGCAGATGATTTGCTGTGCTAATATAACCTTTAAGGAAACCTTAAAGGAGGAACTATGTTAGAGGGTCTTGCACCCAAGCAGAAAGAAGCCATTTGCGCCCTTATGCGGAGTGCCACTGATCTACTAGATAAGAAGGATATGCAAATTTTGCTATCCGCTTTGGAGGATAAGCGCTTTTCTAACCTCGGCTTAGCTGAGGCTTTGCAGGAAAAGGGCTTCCCTGCTACTGAAACACAAGTGCGACGTCACAGAATAAAGAAGTGCCCCTGCGCTCATGCTAGATAATTTAAAACCTGAAGCGAAGTGGGAACCAGTTGACAGGGCTAGACCAGTTGTGCTCTCAGCACCTAAAAAAGTTGCGCCCAAAAAGTCAAAGCACACAGTGCATGTTGCGCTGCCAGATCCGCAGATCGGCTATCGGTCGTTGGACGGCAGACTTGATCCTTTTCATGATGAGTCTGCTATGGATATTGCACTCCAAATTACCGATTGGCTTGAGGAGAATGACCGTGTTGATACGGTTATCTTTGAGCAAGAAGCGGCTTTTGCGTCAACCACGCAAGCAGCCTTTGACCGTGGACACCTGTTTCTGCAGCAACAAAGACTAGCTGCAGGCCCTAAAGCCAAGATCGTTTTGGTCGAAGGAAATCACGATCGCCGTATGGAGAAGTTTATTGTGGCGAATGCACTCAGTCCTTACGGGCTCCGTCGTGCAAACACAGATGAAATACCAGTAATGTCAATACCATACCTACTGAGACTAAATGAGATTGGAGTTGAGTATATTGACGCCTACCCAGCAGGTGCCTACTGGATCACGGAGAACCTCCGAGCAATCCACGGCACAAAAGCAAGAAGTAATGGATCTACTGCGGCAGCCTACACCAATGCGGATCCTCATATATCTACCATCTTCGGACATTCCCACCGCCTCGAAATCCAATCAAGGACCGTTTTCAATGGCTCTGGAGCTATCCGAAGTGTCGCAATCAGTCCGGGATGCCTTTGCCGAGTTGATGGGGCAGTGCCTTCAGTTAATGGATCAACGCATATTGATGGCTCACCTGCAAAATATTTCGAAAATTGGCAGCAAGGAATCGCAGTAGTTACACTGCAAGATGATGGTCAGTTCTTTACTGAATTAGTTCAGATCAAAGACGGCATTGCTTGGTTTAGAGGAAAGCAATTTAAGGCATAATAAGAAAGCTAATACCCCGGCGTTCAGTAATGGGTGCCGGGGTTGTCTTATTTCGTAGCAGCTTCGACTCGCTCTTTCTCAGCAGCGAGTATCTCTTCTGTAGTTGCCTTGGTAACTGGATCGTGAGGCTGCATCTCGCCCTCGATTGGGATGAATGGCTTATCTGGTGACGGGCGCTCGCCGTAGAACGAATCGTTTGCGCCGTGCCAAGCATTGTGGCAGAAGGCACAGATTCGGTGGACGTTGCCTTCTGCATTGTTCATTGTGTTCTTGTCAGGCCCGTGATGACGATCAGTTGCAGCTCGCCCAATGCAGCCGACAATAGGAACCACGCCACCGCCTGCTTTCTTGAGATTAGCCCATTCGCAAACCATACCCGGAGTAATTGGATACATCTCCGCCGCCCTCTTGCGGCCTGTTGAAATAGGATCCTTGTATTCGGATATGTCTTTGAGGCCTTCGTAGCCATCCGCAATGTACCCAGTATCAACTTGCTTCCCGGTTTCCGAGCCGTCATCGCCAATGCTCGTAGAAGTGTACTTGACCTCGCCTGTGACCGTGAAAAAAATTTCACCGCATGACTCCCAGCTCTCATCATCCCACGCATAGTGGCATTCGTTTTGGAATCCAGCCCGGCAGGCTAGGCATGGCTCTCTATCGCCAGTACTCATCCGTTTCCTTTTCTTGCTGGAATACGTCCTTGACTAGATTAGCTTGAACGTTTAGCAATTCGATGCCTGTAAACATTCTAAGGCCTCCAATAACTTTTTCTCCGACATTGATCCTGCTGCGGATCTGGCGGGATAGGGTGTTTTGAGCAACAGGGTTCTCACCATTCTCAGCGCACCAGTCTCGGTAAGCATTGAAGACTGAGGACTTAACTGCTGTACCAGTGGCAGCCTCAACAATTCTTTCGGTAATGAACTTCGAGATATGGTCTTCCTCAAAGCGGTACTCAAGGGTCGCAAGCTTGATTGACTCAGGCTCAGAGAATCCTTGTTGGGTAACTCGCACTGCGCCTTCGATCATCCAAGTAAGGATGCCTGGGCCTTCTGCTCGAACCAACATCTCAGCCAAGTTGTCTTTACGCTTCTCAGTTGGAATCGTAATGTTGAAGTCGATCTTGCGGAGTCTTCTCCAGAATCCATCGCCGCCAGACTTTACCGCTGGCAGGTGGTTCACGGCCAAGAACAAAGTGTGGGTTGGCTTGAAGTCAAAGAAGTTCTGGTTCATGAATCTGGCAGATAGGGTATCGCCACCAGTAAGCATCTTGACACGAGACTCATTAAACTTTCCATCCGGACGAGTCTCAGAGGCCATAGCAAAACGAACACCACGCAAGCGAGCGATCTCAGTTGGGTGAGATGAGCTACTGGTGTCAAGCAAGAAGTTTTCAGGCATTGTGGCCGAGTAATCGCCAAGAATGCCTGAGATCACATCCAGCAAGGTTGATTTACCGTTAGCTCCGACACCCACGAAAACTGGTAGCACGTGGAATCTTGAATCGCCAAACAGTGAGGCTCCAAAAAGCTCCTGCAAGTAAGCGATGCGATCCTCATCTTGGATAACATCCTTCAAGAACTGGTCCCAGAGGGGCGTAGGGACCTTACTAGGGGCAACTGCAGTCTGGCGAGTGTTTATGTCTAGCCTGCGGTTAGGGGCCCTTAACTCACCCGTCTGCAGGTTTACGATGCCTGCTGGGGTGCAGAGATCATCGGTCTGAGAATCGAGCTCTAGGGCGTTCACAAGGACGTTAGGATCAGTGCCAGCAATCGTGACTGCATTGAGAATGCGGTCCTTATTCTGCGATTGCTGGGCCCACTTCAGCTGATCTGCCGATGGGTTGGCATACTCGACCAACTGAGCCGCTTCAATCGCCGTCTGGAAGATCGCTTTCTCCCTGTCGAGCACGAAGCGAGTCTTGTCCCATTTGAACCATCCAAGATCTGGAACAAAAATGTAATTACCCTGCATGAAATGAACTAAACGCTGAGCATTGGCTGCATCTGTACGCCCATAAGTGCCTAAGCTCTTGATATAAATTTCAACTAGCTCATTTATAGTCAAGTCTTTATCGGCCGGAGGCTCCCCAAGGGCGCTGGTCGGGTCGCCTGTGAAAAAATCCGAGTGCTCATGTCTGCGCAACTCTTGCGATAGCTTCTCTTCTGTAAAGCTTTCAACTCTTGCAACGGCCCACTGGTTCGCACCTCTGAGCTCACCTGGGTTCATGTCTCGCCTTGGTGGGTGCTGCAAAAACTCTTGGAATCGCTCAGCTGCTAGGTTTACCAGATCGTGAGCTGTGTGCTCAGTTAGGCAGCCGTTGCGGTGAGCAGCGTTGATCAGAACTAGCTGCTGTAGTAGCCATCCGTGCCTTGCCTTGGGCAGCTTGACACCTGGCCTAAGCTGCGAGTAAAGGGTTGGGGTGAACTGGCAGTCTGAGTGCGCATACTGCCATTCTGAGTGAGCAGAAACTAGCTCGTACTCTTCTGGCATCGTCATATCCGATGAGAAGCCGTGAGCAATCAACACGTCGTTGAGTTCGTCGAGGCTGACTGGGCGCCAGTGTTCGGGCAGGATAGCGACCACGTTTAGCGGATTGCTAACATCCTTCTGGTTTCTGGATCCGGGAACTCGGAAGATCCTTGGAAGGTCGAATACTGAATCAACCTGCAAGCCCTGTGATGCAGCCACATATTTCACGAAAGCACCCCACCTGAAAAGGATGCCGTGCATAAGCGATGGGTCTTGGTCCTCATCCTCAATTACCCAGTAGGGCTGAATGCCGTTACCGGATAGGACTGTTGCAGCTGGTTCTACTCCAACTAGATCGGTAAGTGTCTGAACTAGCTCACGGGCCTGCTGTACTGAGCCCGCTCCACCATCTTTGTAATCGATGTCAGCAAACACTGCAGCAAGCCTGGTGATGTCTTTTGCAGTTGCTCGACCAGCTACGCCGGATGGGTTTATTTCGAACCAAATGTTATTGGAAAGCGAATCGAGCGCATCGACTACGCTGTCGACGAGCTCGACCTTTATTGTCTTGGCTGCAAACTTTTGCGTAGCAGATTGGTAGCAAGAAGGTTAGTGAATTGTTGACTGTCTCAACGTCTTCACCGATTTGTTCGGCAATCTCCTCAGCCGTGAAGCCATTGGCGTGTAACGTCTCTGCCGTCTTTAGCTTCGTGCCACTTAGCTTACCAGATGGTACCTTCTTGGCACCTACAGACGCTAGGAGATTGTCCACATCTGGGCGGCTCTTAGCGGCGGATAGCTCGATGCTGTAAAGCTTTACATCGTTGTACCGCTTGTTCTGGCTTGGCTTGGTGCCGGATAGGGTGATCTTGAAGCCCATGCCAATCTCAAAGGTCTTGAAGCCCTTCTTAGCGAGCTCCTCCTTTGCAGCACGTAGCTTCTGTCCGAATAGAAAGACTCGGCGCTTGCCATCGTCATCAGGGTCGGTTGGGTCAGCGTAGCCAGTCGAGAGTGTTACCTCGATCTGCATCTTTGGCTTCCCATCGTCCCAAAACTCTAGCTTGGTTGGGTCTTCATAGTTACGAACCTGAACTGCACGGAGTTCAGTTATTGTGCCTTCATAGGTGTGACCGACTGGTACATCCTTGAATGAAAGCGAAGGGGCTCCTCCACCACCGAGTAGGTCTTCTACTCCTGGAAGGTCGCCGTTGAATGCATCTACCATTTTATTTTCCTTAGTGTTTATAGTGTTTATTAGTTTGGAATCAGCGACTCAACTGAATCGTGATCGGTTTGTTCATAGCGTCTGCAGCTAAAGCAAAAGCTTGCTTTGGGCTGCTTCTCTATGACGGAATCCCAGCCCACTATCTCAGCAGCATCGATCATCGACTCGAGCTGAGCTAGTGAATCTAGGGCGAGTTGCTTGTTATAGCGCATAATCGCTACAACAGCATCCTCTAGCTTTCCCTCCCTTGGGAGGAAACTTAGTGAAACGTGCGTGACGTCAAAACCTTTTTGTTCCCAGCCATAGCCGTAAAGCATGGCCTGCACTCTGTACTGGGACTTTACCTTACCCCTCCTAGCTTCTGCTAGCGAGTTTTCTCCTACAACTTTCCAATCATTGACTATGCCATCTTGCCATGCGAACATGTCGCAAGATCCAGCAAGCTCGAGGGTCTTGTAGCTGTGGACGTGGAGGCGCTCCTCTAGGTGGTACTCCTCTGGCCAGCGAGACTTGAAGCCGTTCTCAAGCGCATCGTGTACAGCCGTTCCAATAAATGGGTACCACGAGCCATCGATGATCCTAGCCTTCAGCGCCAGCTTGCGAGCTACGCATTTGCGACAGTCCATGCCCACCTCTGAAATACCAAGCTGAATCTGCTTGGAGCGTTCAGTAATGAACAGCTCTGGGATGCGGGTCATCCATGTATTAGCAGCAGCTAATGCGATTTCGTCGGCTTGTTCTGGGGTGCCGTCAAGGAATTTAATAATGGTCATTGGTCCGTCTCTGAGTTACCGGTGACATACTCTATCACCTTTCGGCTGAAGTCTATACCCCTGGAGCCATCTAGCAAGGAGCGTGTCTCAATTCTCCTATCAGTGGACTTCTCAGCGATAGCTTCGTCGATGCTGTTCTTGCTGAGTAGATGCCAGATAGTTACCTTGTGCATGTTTGAAGCTCGGTGGATGCGATCTTCGATCTGCTCAAGGCGGTCTGGGTCGTAGGGCAGGTCAAGCATGATCAGATCGTCTGCAACGTCTAAGTCAATGCCGACTCCCATAGTTCCGGATAGCAGAATCACTCGCAATGGATCCTCTGGGTTCTGGAACTTAGCTTGTACCGATGATCTTGCATTCGGTGACATATCGCCGGTGAGCATTGCAGCTACGAGGCCACGCTCTGCTAACTCATCTCTGAGCCAAGTGAGCGTCTTCACGAATTGACTTGCAATAACTACCTTGCCCTTGATGCCAAGATCTTCGAAGTAACCTCGCTCAGTTAGCCACTGCACCACCCACTCAAGTTTGTTACTGTTTTGCTCTGAGTAAGTTGCGAGTTGTCTGGCTTTGATTGCGAAGGTGAGCATCGAGTTGGGCTTCTCAACTGCTTCGAGCATGGCCCGATGTTCAGCATCTCGATATTCTTCTTTCTGCTCTTTGGTCATTGGCAACTCGATGAAGTGGTAAGTCTTTGGTGGAAGCTGTGGAAGTACTTCTTCCTTGGTCCGACGAATTACAACCTTACGATCTTGCTCTAGCCATGTCGATGGGTTTCTGAGCGCACCCACCATGCGCACCTTGCGAGTACGGGTGACTTGGCGTTCGTACACATTGAAGTGCTTCTCGAGCCAGTCCCAGTGCTTTTCGGGTGCGAGCATGGGGTTCAGGAATCTCCAAGTGCCATAGCGGTACTCGAGCTTGCCACGATCTGGCGTTCCCGAGATGGCTATGCGAATTGGATCCTGTGGGTCGTGCATCTCTAACCTCTGTAGTCCTTTCCAGAAGTTTGTGAGCTTATTAGGTGTCGTGATAGGGAGTACAGTGTGAGACTCATCAATAACCACGGCAGACCAATAAGGCTTGAAAAGGCTCGGGATGCGAGCTTTGCCACCGACGATCGAGAGCGAGTCATGATTTGCCACCACCACGATTGGTGCAGTACTTGAGGAGGCAAGTGCAGCTGCCAACAAGCTTTCCTTCTTCTGTGACGAGCCACTGCCCAGATCCACCACAAGCGTTTGGGGATGTCTCGGCAAGATATATGTCTCGATCGACCTGATCCAAGCGCTTCTTACGTTTACCACTGGGGTGAGAATCAAAACGGCGTGGGAATCTAATGGGTTGAACAGATCCAACTCCTCGAGCGCTCCTAAAGCCTCCAGCGTTTTGCCAAGGCCTGGCTGGTCTGCCAGTAGCACTCGCTTCTTCTGGACTATCAGATCCACTGCTTCCCTCTGATAGGGGTACAGTACTTCGTCCTTCAACATTTGCAAATTCTTCCTTCCAATTTTCTTCTGCATACTTTGCTACGTCTTCTATCAGTTGGGATAGGGTCAGCTCGAACCAACCTTCTCTGTTGCCACCAAACTTGTGGCCTTGTTGCATGAACTCAACTGCATCGATGAGTCCAAAAAGCCATGCGCTGGTAACTTTTCCAT